CCTCATCTTTTCTATTCTTCTCCCTAACGATCGCGGCCTGTTTTCTAAAGGCCCAACTGTTGATCGCTCCGGACCAACCCATTATCCATAGATATATTCTCAACATCATTCTAAACTCATCGCCTCCCTATATTGTTGTAAACTCACCACCTTATCATTCATCAGATATTCTGGTGCGTAGTGATCTATGACCTGTTCGATCTTATGTAGTTTTACTTTAGCATCGGGCCATAATAGTTTACAGACATAATAACAATCTCTAAACGTGCATCGCCAACGATACTGTGTTTTAAATCTACCACCCGATCTTGTTTTACCTTTTACATGTCTGACAATGACTGTGCCTACACCAAGGGTTTTATGCACCCAACGTATCACATCCTCATCGGTCATGGCGATCTCCATATTGATACGCATGGCGTTTGATATACGATAACCCTCACCTTTATGTCTTTTTTTCTTCTCTTTGCGTCTTGCAAAATACAGACTACCCTCACCGTCGAATAGTCCTGCAATATAACTTATATCACTTTGACTGATCATTTGTTATCACCCATCTTATTATCGAGGTTGTAGGGTCAACACCATCGAACTCTATCTTAGTGCAACCTGTTAGAAGGACCGTCATCAATAAGATCATCAGTAATCTCTTCATAAAATTCTCCCTCCGAGTCACAATCCCAACACTGATGTACCTCACTTCGATCTCTAAAATCTAGTGTAGGGTCACCATCTAATTTTGCAACTCTGACATACCCATTTCCGTGGCATGTCTCACATATTATTACTTTAACTCTAGCTTTTTTTAATTTTGCCATTTAACTTCTTCGCTTTCTCGTTTGCAATCGATTCGATTGTTTTTGATATAGATAATTTAGCATCGGGCAATAATACCTTTGATAACTTATCTAAAGTAGCATATGTTTCTTTTGTTAGTGAAACATTTTTATATTTACTCATGTCTGTCATGCGCGTTTCCTTTCATATTAATAACCCATATATAGGTGATTTTATAGGATTGTCAATGAAAATATTAATGAGTTTAATAATCTGTTCTAGTCTTGCTGGTGAGTGCATGCCACCCTACCAATGGCCTGAGAACTTTAACAGCAAATACGATTGCCTACTATTTGGTTACGAGGAATCCAAGAGAAAATTAGAAGAGATAGGCCGTGACGATATCAACAAATATGGTATGTATATCAAGTTTACCTGCACACCAATAGACACGATTTGACAATGTGGCAAAATTATGTTAGGGGAGGAGAATTTCTCACCATTACCTACCCTTATTTTTCCCTCTTTAGGGTAGGTGTCTCTCGATCCCACATCCATAATAATATGATTGCAGGTGATAGTGAGAGACTAACTACAAATACAGCCGAAAAGAATGCCACTATCATTGTTCATTACATGCACGTTCCATGGTTCGTGATACGTTGTTAAATGTAAACGTAGTATGTCACAGAGATCAAAGCAATCAGCGTCAGCAAGAAGCTCGACACCTTGCATCATCTCTTTCGTGACGGATACCAGACTATACAGACCGTCGTTTAGAAGTATCAGATCCATCGTGTCTTATCGTTCCATAATTTAAAACATTTTTCAATCCAGATGCTTTCATGTTTATATCAACACCATAAGATTTCCATGCTTTTTTCATCAGGTTTATTTCTAACAACAGACTAGACCACTGGCCTTGTGCTGCACCATTTACTTTTAATGTTATTATTTTTTCTTTCATAACTATAGGATAGTCATTTATTTTGTTTTGTCAACGGCCTTGGCCCCGGTATTTTTTAAAACTACGCCGACGGTTTTTGTTCATTTTGCATTTACTAGGATTTCTACCTATGCTTGTTTTATGAAATATAGGCACGTGAGCGACCTTTGTGTATAAACCTTTAGCTTTCTTGGCCATTAAAATATTCGTCTACTTCTGATTGTAATGTGTATTTGTGTAAGTGTGGTATGTAACTTATAACGCCATTTATTTTTTGTTCTAGATCAGAGCCACATGTTAAACATCTAAAAAATTGTTTAGTTAGTCCTACCAACGGTGTGTACTCTTCACACGTAGGACAGATGCCATTAACTATCTCTGCTGTTATTTTGAATTTTTTTTCGGTCATATATTCTTTTACTCTTTATCACTTTTTTTTTAAAATGTCTAAGCTGCTTTGCCACTGGATTTTTCTTTTTATTAGGCTTTTGCATTAGTCTAATATGAGGGCCTTGATAGTTTTTCTACCTTGGTAGATCTCTGTCTTTGCCTTACCTTTGTAGCATTTGTATGACACAGATTCTGAATAAGTTCTCTCTGCTTCACGCTTGCCTCGAAGGCACGCAGCCATATTATCTTGAATTAAGTGTTCCTTGATCTCTCCGTTTATGAACATAAGTAGGGCTACCACAGACTCTATCATTGTCCATTACCATTTGTGTATTTCATTTCTCTGTTTGAGTCTTTTAATCTTTCAATATCTTCTAAGACTTTGTCCATTTGTTTACGTAAAAATTCTATGTTTACTTTGTTTAATGCCATTGACTCGATATGTTTATTTAATTTGTCGGTGGTCTTATAAAGATCTTCGATCATCATAAATTGTTCGCTATCTGCGGGCAACGCTCCGAGTTGGCCCCGAGGCCATTTGATTCTAAACTCTGTATTCTCTTGTAAATCTTTTTCCATTATCTGTATACGAGTGTCTGCAATGTTTAAACGTTCTACCATTTGGAAATAACCCATAGTGCCAAGAGCAACAATGATTATCAGAGAGGCAACCGTCTTCATTGGCATTTGGACGGCAGCTGATTCAGATATTGTTAAAGGTTTTTTACTCATCTTTTGGTTTTGGTAATGGTAGTATATACCCTTCTGGTGGTATTTTCAACGTGCTGTTATTATTATCCAGGGTCTTAGAATCTGGGTTTTCTTTGATATAATCTTCTTTTAACTCATCCCAAAGACTGCCTGTGGGCATAGTTTCTACTTCATCAACCTGTGGGACTACACCTCTACATTTAGACACTAATAATGCAAAATTTTTATTTTGTGCAAGGCTTGGATTTCTATTTACTTTATTACACATTTTCATTAATTCAAGTTGTTGTTTTAATTGTGCATTTTCTTTTGATGTTTTACAGTCTGTGCCTAAATATTTTCTGAATGTAAGTCTTAGTTCTTGTGAGTTGCTTTCGTTCCAACTACGATCATAGTTATCATAATTGTAATCACGATTAGATACAGACACATCTACTTCACCACATCTAGCATTACCATCGTTGAGATATTCGTTTCTAGGATACGCAGGACCTGCACAAAATGCTAGAATGGTTAACATTATAATAAGTATTGCTGTAAATCTGTAGTCCATCCTGGCAATCTCCATTGTTCATCCTAATAATTTATTTCTCTGTTAAGGTCTTTAATATCGTATTCCATCTGTCTAACTTTATCAGCTAAAACTTCGTATAAATTTTCAGCCATCTCCCACGTTCCTTCTGCTCTTTCTAGTTTTGCAATAATCGTATTTACGTTATCTGTTAGCACAGACATGTCTCTACGAATATTTTCCATACTCATAGTTTTTAATTCTTGAATTTCCGCTTGGTTTGCATTGATAGTATCTGTTAAATTAACGATGTATTTTACACCAGTGAATGTTCCAACTAGGACCGAAGCCACAACAGGAACCATTACAATATTTTTTTTTAACAGGTCTACTAAATTCATTAGTCTTTAATCCAAAGCCAACTTTTAATTTTTTCCCATATTTTACAACATAGGTTTTTACATTTTTTAATCATTTTTTTTCTCCTCTATTTCATAGAAAAACTTGTCGGTATCTTCTGTACGCCAAGCTCTACTATCTTCAACGTTCCATTCAGATGTTTGCACTTTCCAATCAGGAATAGTATCTTTCACAGTGAAAGAAGGTATGTCCCATATACAACGATTATTTGGCTGTGCTGCAAAATTGCCATCATCTAATGCAATTATGTGAGCGCACTTATGCTCGTGCGGAATCTCTGAATGATCAGTGTCGAGTATGTTAGCTTCTGGATGTGCAAAGTCAATAGTAAATAAATATTTACCTGAGTGCCATTTCTTATCTTTTCCTATATACTTACCGGCTTGTGATTCTAAAATATCCCAACTAGTGACAGCAGGATAATAAGAAAAACAATTCCAGAGCTGTAATTCATCAAGTCGTCTTGTGGGCACTCGGGATGGCTCAAATCCCTTTTGAATAAACGCGCTAATAGGTAGGCGATAAAATATTGCACCGTTTTCCATAATAGCATGCCATAGTATGCTGCGACCTGTAAGAGCGCTAATACCAAAGATAATGCAGTCTTCAACTTCTCCGTGATGTTTTTTACAATCATATAAATATTCCCTTCTTATTTGTGCATAGATAGGTGGTATGTTTCCATTTAAATAAGCCATAATTAAACATTTTTATTAAAAAATATACTTAATGTAAATCGATAAGATGGTCCAATTAAATTTTGAGCTTTTATGGTATGAGGAATTTTACCATCAAAAAATATTAATCTATTTGGTGTATATGGACTAGCTAAATCAATAGTTTTTCTGTCTTCTTTATAAAACAAAGTCTCACCACTCCATTCTGGATTCCATGTTATATTTACATAATATAATGCTACTAATTGATCTGGATGGACATGTATAAAATTTACATCTAAAGGTTTTACTAAGTTAACAATACATTTATCATATTGTTTTTCTAATAGTTTAGTTTTTTTTAAAATAGGGTTTAAAATTTCTATATTATCTACTTCTTTTTTACTAAAACTACTATATATATTTGGATAACCTCTGTGTTGTGGTTCATCACTATCGGCCCAACCTATTTGATACAAAGACTTAATTATAAAATTAAATATTTTTTGTGAATGTTCGTTTGATAAAAAATTATCATAAGTTTTTATATTATCCATGTATGTCACCCCAGTTAGGACCTGATTCATAATCAACTTTATTCTTAACCTCAAGAGGTATTGTTTGTTCCATAGTCTCTTTGATCAACTTTGATTCGTGGTCCGTGGTCGAAAAACAAAGTTCATCGTGTATTTGTATGTGAGGCACTATACCTTTTTCATAAAGATCTACCATGGCCTTCTTTGTCATGTCTGCAGCTGACCCTTGTATCAATCTATTTAGAGCCTTGTAAGTGAACGCCGGTGTATAGTATCTCTCAAAATAATCCATGTAGTTTGGATCTATCTTATTCTGTTTATATTTATCCAACATCTCAGCTTTAAATGCTTCTTTAGCTTGTTGCTCTGTATACAATGGCACCTCGTTAAATCTGTTAGTCTCAGGATTCCATTCTTTGTTTGTTGTTTCCCATCTATCAAACCTGCAGAATCTATCGTGTAGTGTAAATAATAATTTATTTTGTTTTGAAAATGCTATTAGTTCTTGTGACAATTGTCTGACAAATGGCACCCTGCTATGATATTCGTTAAATAGTTCCTTTGCCTGTCGCTGGTCCAGACCCAACTCTCTCTGTAGTTTGATCTTACCCATACCATAGAAAAGACCTAGGTTGATTGTTTTTGCCTGTTTCCTGGAGATATTAGCCATGTCAGCGACTATCTGATGAAAATCGGCATCATCCCTATCAAATTCGTTTTGAAGGCTCTCTGTGCCTGGTAGGCCTAATTTGATCGCATAGTGCACCACAATACGTGGTTCTTGTTGTGAATAATCAAAACTACCCCATTTACAACCATCCTCTGGTATAAAAAGCTCTCTCATCTTACCACCTATATAACCTTTTGACGGTATCTGTTGTAAGTTAGGATTAGACATACTAAATCTGCCAGTGACAGTGCCACCCGAGTCTGATCTTATCTGATTTATATCTGCATGTATTCTACCCTCGTGTACATACTCTAGTAGTCCATCTATAAAAGTATTAACTGCTTTGTCATACTCTCTTGCTTTTGCAATCATACGCAGACATTTATTATTATGTTTTCGTAGATAATCTTTTGGTAGTTGTGGCATCTTAGATTTTGGTGTGACCTTGTAATCTTTTATACAAAGATGATCTAATAATTTTTTGATTGAAGCTGCAGCCCAGATGTCAACATGTATTGTTGTTATACTTTCTATTGCTTTTATTATTTGGTCTCTACGTTTCTTGAGATGTCTCCCAAACAGGATCGCTTTTGCGACATCTATTCTAACGCCTTTAAATTTCATGTCAACCAAACATAAAAATAATTTTGTTTCTAATTCAAATATTTTTCTACAAGTTTTTTGCTCTCCATCATCTTTAGTGTATAATATTTCGTCAATTTTTTTATCAAATAGATTCCATAGTTTATAAGTCAGGTTTACATCCTGCTTTGCATATTCTTTTACAATAGATGCAGGAAGCTTATGCATGTTAGTCATTGGATCTTTAACTGTACCACCAGACCATTCTAATGTTTTTTGTTGTAGATCGTATTTATATTTTTGTTCATTAAGATAATCCTTTGATAATGCGTCGAGTGAGTATCTAAATCTGTTTTCATCAATAACAGATGCAGCTATCATAGTATCGACTATTCTACCTTTGATCATCATGCCTGTCACTGCTCTGATCCAACAGACATCATACATGGCGTTATGAAATACTTTTGTAATTTTTTCGTTTTGAAATATCTTATCGTTTAACACCTGCCATATCTTATCTATTCTTTCAAAAGATATGTCAGTATCAGAATGACGTAAGGGAAAATATACAAGGTCATTTTTTGTTGCAACAGCAATACCACATATAAAACCATCATTACGTATTGCACCAGATCCTTTTGTTTTAAGATTAGGATCGTATGTCTCGATATCTATTGCGACTGTGTCTATACCGTTTAGATCTAAATCTTCTGGTGTATTACACATCGTAGTCTCTCTCCATAATCATTTCTATAAAATGTATTGCTTTCAATAAATCTTGTTTCTTCCCTTTGTCTCTATGTCTTATTATATATTTTATAGCACACCCTTCCGGATATAACAACTCATTCTCAACAACAAACTTGCTAGGTTGAATTTTATATTTTTGATAATGTGATCCACCGTGTTGCTTGTCCCAAACATTTTTCTTTTTCATCTTACTCCTAACGTATATTTACCTTGTGATGCAATAGTCCAACAATCAAATTTACCTCGACTGTATGCAACGTATTTTAATCTGAGTTGTGTAAAATAATCTTCTAGTCTTGTCGCTGTCAGATCAACAACAACATTGTCAAATGTCAGACCTTTTACGGTATGTATATTTGCGTATTTTACTCTTACCTCCCCATCATCATATCCCTTGTTTAGAATCTTTCTAATGTAGATTAATCTATCAGGATCTGTCTTCTTTCTTATTAATGCAAAGTCTCTTTCTTTTCCTGCATTCTCTTTTAGATACTTGTGATAAATCATGTAATCCATGGTGTATTCTCTATCTACCCATTCATCAAAAGTCTCTTCACCTCTGCCATGCACTATTACTTTACTACCCATGTATTGCCAGAAATCTTTTATCTGTTTCAATGGCATTGGTGTGCCTCTACAAAAATCTGGCCACAATTTGTGACATCGTAATTCTTTCTTTGGTACGTGGGCCGTGTTCCCTACATGTGCAAACTCTATACCCTGTTGCTTAAAAAA